TCCAGTTTTGTTCTTTTGATTTCTAATATCCTCCGCTGCTTGTGCAGAACCTTTCTCTTCTGCTGCTTTATTCGCTTGCTTATCTGCACTATCCTCAACAGTTTGGGGGAAGAGTGCTGGGACCACAGAAGGTGCCAGGAAAAGACCTGCTCCAATAGCAAATGGATTTGTTGCAATAGCTGCTGCTAGTTTTGCACTAATCGCTAATAACTTTGGAATAAAAGCACCGATTATTGATACAAGACCTCCTGCTAGTGCTCCAAAACCAGTTCCAAATAAAAGAACAGCAGCAGTCAGTGCAGGCCACCAGTCCTTAACAAATCTAATTAAAGTCTTTATTTTTTTCTTATTTTTTTCATCACCAAACCAGTCAATTAATTTTACAATAGTTCTACCCACAAGAACATTGAGTAAGAAACCAAATATCTTATCAAAGATACTCTTAAATGGTTTTACTACTTTCCCAACAACTTTCTTAATTCCTTTCCCTAGTCCAGACTCTAACTTCTTTTCTCTGGACTTGGCACGATCTTTTTCTTTCTTTCTTCTTGCTGCTTCTGCTGCTTTCTCTTCTGCCTTTCTTTCTTTTCTTAATGTCTCAATGATTGCGTCAAGACCTTTCTCAACCGAAGCAAATTCTGCAGTTTGATCAAGACTACTTAGATTTTCTGCTAATGTACTTTTTTGTTCTTTAAGAATATTTTTTATTCTTGTTATTTTTTCCGCATTTATCTTAATTCTTTTATCAGAATCTTTTATTTTAGTTTCAACATCATTTACTTTGATGCGAGTAGTTCTTAAAATTCTAGAAAGTTTTCCAATGTTTGATTCTTTTCCCTGCGGACCAGAGGTATTACCACCACCAACTTCTCTACCCATCATCTTAGATGCAGATATAGTAGTTGATTTTATTTCTGGTGTGGTTACAGTATCATCCATTAGATGCTTGTTGTTTTCGTTTTAATTCTTCTTCTTCAAGATGCTGCTGTAACAGTCCAACGTAGATATCCCTTTCCCATGGAATGAGATTTTCAATTTCAGTTAAACTGTATTTATGAAACTGCATCAAAGCAAAATTAATTTTATAGTAACTACCCAAGTCCATGTGGACCAGGGCTAGGCGAAAAAACTTGCCAGTCCCTCCAGAAGCACAGGGCTTTCTACTTTCGTTTTTGGATTGGTCACATTGATAGTGTGTGAAAGTTTAGGCATTGTTTCAAAAAACTTCTCAATCTCTTTAAATTGAGAAGAATTCATCTGTTCCAAGAAATCAGATAGTTCTTTCTTGCTACAATCATTAGCAACCCAAACCTCATCTTCATTATAAATTTTACCCATACAAGATGCTACAAGATCAAACGATTGATCCATAGCATTCTTCTCACTAAATTCAAAGTTGTTCTTGATGAATTGATCTAGTGAAGGATAATTCATTTCTAACATAAGATCATCATTCAATTTAATCCGATTAGTATGATCATCATTTTGAATTACTTTAATATCATCCAAATCAATTTGAACCGCTACTTCAGTTTCACCATCATCAGGACAAACAATATTAACATCAAGTTGCTCACCGACAGACTTTCCACGAATATTTAAGAAAAGAAATTCAATATCAAAAGTTGGCAAGTGTTCTACTTTGACACCTTTAGTCAAAATACAATTTTTAATTACTGCTTTGATAGCATTTGTAATTTGTTTTGTATCCTCACTTTCTAAAGCGATGACAAGGAGTTTTTCTTCCTTAACAAGGAAGGGTCTAAACTTAATTGTTTCTCCAGTTGATGGCAATTCAAGTTCATATATGGGAGCTGCAATTTTTGGTAAAGGCATAATGTCTTAAAGATCTTCAGTGTGATTATTTATTGGAGGAATGAGGGTAGTCCTGAATTAAATGCTTGATTAAAATTAAAATTTGCTTGACCAGCCGGGTCAAATAAATTAATCTCACTATCATATTTTGGGAGATTCAAATTCAAATCCAAACCCTCAGTAAATGCATTAAGTGGATTGGTTGGGTCCCCAGTAAAAGTGAACGACGAAGAGGTTTCCTTAGAATCACCAGGACCAATGTAGTATCTCGTGTAGTTCATAGAAACCGTACATTTTAAAAGTGAAGATGCTTCATAAGAAACTGGCATTGATGTAATCGCTACGGGAAATACATTAACAAATTTATATGTGAGAGGAACTACTGGATTTTTTTGATTTAGATTTTTTTCAAATTTAGTAATTTCCAATCCACATCCTTTATACTCTGAAGGAAACTTCACTCGGTATGAATAATTCTCTTTAGATATTCCACTAGATCCACTTTCATTCATAATAAATTTCATCCAAGATTCAAAAAATCTAATTGCCATATATTGTTCTGCATCACAATAAAACGTGAGATCAATGCGATCCTGATAGATGCGTCTATATGCATGTCTCTCGGTTGACCCAGTAAAATCATTCCTTAACTCGGTAGTTGCAAGAGTAGAACCAGGAAGAGATGCTTCACAACATGATAATTGAAGTCTATCTTGGTCTAGAGCAAGCGCATTTTCTGCCATATATTGTCTAAACCCTTGCTGATCTCTAGGGAGACCAAGATAAATCATAAAGTGGGATGTTAAAGCAGGATTTAATAACTTACTTTTTATTTGTGATATTTTTTGTGAGCTTGGCGCTACAGAAACTGAAGCCATTTATAAATAAGTTTTGACTTGTATATTATGTAGTCAAGTTAATGGCAGAAAGTATTAAGAGTAAATATAAACCATCTCATCCAGAGAAGTATAAAGGTAATCCCAACAATATTATTTGTAGAAGTAGTTGGGAGAGAAGATTTTGTAGGTGGTGTGATTTAAATGATAATATTGTTTCATGGGCTTCTGAAGAGTTCAGTATACCATATGTTTCGCCAGTTGACAATCGTGTTCATAGGTATTTTCCAGACTATCTTATTAAAGTTAAAGAGTCACATGGAAAAATTAAAACTTATGTAGTTGAAGTAAAACCTAAAAAACAAACTGCTCCACCAAAGAAACCAAAACGGCAAACCAAATCATATATCTATGAGTGTACCATGTATGCAGTCAATCAAGCAAAATGGAAGGCTGCTAATGAATTTTGTAAAGACAATCGAATAGAATTCAAAATCATTACCGAAGAAGAGTTAGGTATTAAATGAACCGACTAGAAAAAAACACGATTAATAATAAGACTAATGACCAAGAAGAAATGATGGAAGAAATTATGGAAACTCTAAAGGATACGGTCACTCCTATTCCAGATGTTGGTATGTATTGCACTTTTGTATATAATGCAAAAACTCCAGGAATTACATATGACCAACACCCTTTAGTTGCAGTCACTGATATTTTTCCATGGGGATTTCGTGCCATTAATTACCACTGGGGTGAATCTAGGGCATATACTTGGGCAGAAGTTGCTGGTCAAGTATATATTGTGGATCCAAAAGAACTAGATGATCTACTTAAAATTCCATATGGAAAAATGATACTAAATAAATAAAAGATCTCTGCATAATGTCTAGCGCAACGAGTAAAATTGGTGCAGTACCTGTACAAATAAAGGATGGTGGAGCATTTGGATGGGGTGGAGTTAGAACGACAGCATATATTGGAACGAAAACGACTAAAACAAAAAATTTATCTGGAGAAACTGCTTATGAATTTGAAGTAATACAGTATGGTGATGCAAAGGGATCAGACCCAAAAACAATTGCCTCAGGATATACTTACAAGAATGCGGCACGAGATGGTGAAAATCCTCGACTTGGAGGGGATGATTTTACAAAAGTATTTCTACAAGTAGATCCTGATGTTCAGGCCTCAACTCCTGCTCTTGCAAGAGAAATTAAACGAGGATCAGTTAACAAATTATTCAAACAGCAAATAAAAACTGATCCAGCAATTAAAGCTCTAGCACAAACTCGTCAAGAAAAAGATACTCTAGATGCTGCCACCGGATCATCTGATAGGGAAAATCCAAATCAAACTGGGGGAGATACTTCAACTCCAGCACCAGATAC